TCACGGTAAACTTGGTAACGTCCTGCAAGAGTACCTACTCTTTCAATACCCATGTTATACTGATCTTGCTCAGGAGATGCGTTAGATACGTGGAAGTATTCTAAATCATCAAAGATTGCAGAAACCTCAGAAGAAACAACAATCCAGTTAGCTCCACCTCTCAAAGTTGATTTGTGGATTTGTGCTGACAATTGGTTAATTGCTGTAATCAAAGTTTGATTCCAATCTTTTTGAGTATAAGATGTTGTTTGAGAAATTCTTCTCCATCCGTTGTAATCCCAACGTAGGTTCCAAGCCGCTCCACTTCTTAAATCACGAAGTATTTCACGGTCAATCTCAGCTGCAACTTGCTCAGATAACAATGCAGTTAACTCAGCTTCAGCGTCGATGTTATGGAATGCTGCAACGTCTTGAGCTAACTCAGGAGACCATTGTGCTCTTAATTTTCTTTCTGTAACAGATACAGTAACTGAATCTAAGTCGAAAGAAACCTCACCGATTTGATCTGCGAATTCCAATTCTTCATATCTTCTAAATACTGAAACAAAAGAAGTGCCAGATGCTCCTGAAAAAATTGTAGTACCTGTGTAACCATCTAAAGATGTTGAGTTACAATCAGCACATACTGGACAAGATAAATCAACTTCTAAGTAGATACATCCATCTGCAGAACAGATATTTTTGAATGAACCACCATTTCCATCAGCTGGATATGTTGTTTGTGTTGTGTTACCGTATTGTACAATACCTTGACCATATTGTTGAGTAACAACTCTGAACAACAATGGAACTGATACACCACCTGAACTAATAACACTACATGGTGCAGTATCCGCAGAAAAAACAGTTAAATCAGCATAAATTTTAAGACTTGCTAAGAAAGTCTCAGAGTCCATTTCATTTCCATCAGGTCCGATTAATTTACCAGCTCCTGTGTCAGCAAAACCACACATTTTAAGTAATATTTTTCTTTGGTTACCTGTTGGTGATGCAGAATCTGTTAATGATCCATTAGACCATACTTGTATGGTTGTAGCCGCTGTAACTGCTGACCATTGACCTTTAGAGTAATCAAATAATCCTGGAGGATCTAAATCTGCTGCACTACCTTCATAAAATAAATCATAAAGATTTTTTCCGAATGCTCCTGTATTTGGTGAGTATCCTGCTCCTGGTCCTGAGTTACCTGTACCACCTGCTGTAGGTCCGTTCGGTGCTCCGATTGGTTCGTAGTGAGTTCCAGAGTTATTTGCTCCACCACCATTATAACCTTGAATTTTAGGTACAAAGAAGAACAATTTACCAATCGGTAAGTTCATTGCTTGTACAGATACTATTTCGTTAGCCAACAATTTAGAGAAAACTCTTCTTACGATAGGGAAAACAACTGTTTCGAATGCTCCATTGGAACCTTCAGAAGTTGCTTCGTTAATCAAGAAAGAAGCTTGGTTTTCATATAACTGTGCTACGTTTTCTTTTAGGTGACCTCTAAGGCCTTCAAGGAATCCTAATCTATCCCATTTGTTAATGGTATCTTCTTTGATAACTTTAAGGTGTTTTAACCCAATGTTACCAACCATACCTGATTCTAATAATGCTCCCATTTTTTTTGGTTTTTATTTTTAGTTTATTTATTTTTTATTTTATTTTTGACATTAGATCTTTCATTCTTAAGAATTGTGGATTCTCATAAGTTTTTGATTCAATTAAAGTTGCTGCCGATCCCGATGATGGGGTTTTTTCAACAGTTCTTTCAAATGACTCAGTAATAGACTTATTATCCGTTGTTCCTTTTGACGAAAGTTCGTCTTTAATTATTCTATACAAATTTTTAGATTCTTTAAGAGTTTCAACACTATCAAATCTTTTTAAAACATTAATTTTTTCTTGTTTTGTAGTTGAGTGTTCTGTAAACAAACGTGTGGCATAAGCCAAGTTTGAATTGAATACCGCAACTTCATTCAATTTATCTCTAAATATATTTAATGCGTTTCTGTACTCTTCATTTTTTTCTCTAAGAATTTGTAATTCGGAATTGTCAACAGTTTCTTTGATTTTAACTCTCATTTTAGGTAATGATTCTCTGTTAGAACTATTTCTACTACCATTTCCTAACGTACGCGCGGATTCTTTAGTTTCAACTTTTTTCTTAACAGGAACGTTTTTACCTTTTTCCATGTTTTCACCTTCCTTATATTCAAATTTTGGTTTACCCATACCAACTCCTCTGGTTCCTTGTTTCATATTTGTTTTGAAACCTTGTCCTTGGTTAGGTTTTTTGTCATATTTGAATTTTGATGCGTTACCCATACCAACACCTTTGGATTTAAAATTAGATTTAGATTCAACAACATACTCGTCATCATCATCTTCTTTTCCTAATTGAGAATAGTCACTTTCAAAGTCAAGATCATCATCTTCAAAATCATCATCTTCAAATCCTCTCGGATCTTTACGGTGATTACGACTCATGTGAAAACGTTCTTCCATTTCACCACTTAAGTGTTTGGTATAAAAGTCTTCATCTTCGTCATCTTCATCCTCGTAATAATCATCTTCTTCTTCGTCACCACCATTCATTACAATTTCATAAATTGTTTCACCATCTTTATCTTCATCTTCATCGTCCCAAGATTCATCAAGTTCGTCGTTTTTGAACATTTCTGATTCATCTTCTTCTTCAGATTCTCCAAGTTGGATTAAATAATCTACATCATTTCCTTCATCCGATAAATGTATCATATCACCTTCTTTTTTTACAATAACCCCATCGTCATCCCCCATTGCTCTAAATACTTTTAAAACATCTTCGTGGGACGCACCAGTTAAGTCAATTGTGTCTTCGTCTTCGTCGTCAAAGTCGGTTTGAACAGGCATTACGTCTAGTTCATCATCGTCTTCATCTTCGTCGTCAAAATTATCAACCTCATCATCAGATACGTCAGTATCCTCCAAATCGGCATCTAGGTCAATCTCCTCTTCGTCGTCTTGCTCGTTAAGGGACTCTTTTACTAATGATCTGATTTCTTCCTTCATCGTAGAAGCAAGTATTCCTTTTGCGTTTTCGTTAATAACTTCTTCCAAATTTCTCATTTGTAAGAAAGTATCTTCAACCAATGATTTTTTTTCGCTCATTATAGTTTTGTAGTTTTACAATATAAATAGTGTGTTATTTGAAAAAATTCATATTTTTATAATAATGAGGCAAAAAAAATGGAGATATTAAAAAATACCCCCATTTTAAAAAATGTAATTAATTTAAAAATTAACCAATAACCTCACCAATTTTACTTTCTGTGATTGATGTAATTCTCCAATCCATTGAATAGTGTTCATAAACTTTAGTTACTTTTGATTCAACATCGGTAGGACTATATCCTAATACCAATTTCTCCTCTCTCATTTTTTTAACTTTCCCTGATTCGTTGTCTAACAAATCTGATGTGATTTTAGCCACAAAATACTTTTCTCCTTGTTCCATAATTAATTATTTTTATTGATTTATTAAATTATAGAACTTATTTTTTTATTTGTCAAGAAATGAAGTTAATTTATCCATTAAGCTTTTTGTTTTATCAATAGCTGAAGAATCCATTCCTGTTGCCCTTCCTAAATTTGTTTTTTTATCTTCTTCAAGGTTCTCCTCATATTTTAATCTGTCGTTCTTGTCTAAGAACAAATAAGCACCTGGTGTAGATGGTGAAGATACAAGGTCAAAACAAATTAATTCAAAATCATCTTGAACCTCATTTTGGTCACCCACTTTTTTAAGTGATCCCACACCACGAGAAGAAATTCCTAAAGTAACTCCTTGTCGTAAAAAGTTTGCCGCTAGGTCTCCTTTTGTTGATACAATACCTCTTTCATGAAATCCAGGACTTGTAAGTAACTTTATTTTACCTAATAATATAGGTCCTTCCCACCATACTTCCGTAATTAAGTGTGATACACGATCTAAATCGATTAAAGAAGACTCTGGATGGTTTAATTCAGAGAGTGAGGTACCCTTTTCAATTATTTTCTTATAATTGTCGGCTTCTCTCTTTAATATTTTCTCAGGATAAACC